ATGTTGTCATTCATGAGGAAAAACGTGAAATAGTACTTTGGTGAACCGTACAGTTTCTGTGATAGTGTATCAGGACGTTCGCCATCGAGAATGGTATACTTCTGATAGAATGATGAGTTGTTTCGTACCTGATCAACCAGATCTGTGTAGCGACTCAGGTTTTGGTGAAGTGCATGGTCCTCACTTGTACCAAACCGGTACGGGACCATTGGAACATTGCGGAAATATGACATCAGAATTCTCCCGAAGAAACTTGACTCTTGGTGAGAGCACGCTCTTCACGGAAGTTAAGAGTGATTTCGGTCTCGGTGAAGTTGCCGTCCTCGAAGAAACCCATGCTTGATGGGTTGTATGTGGTTTGCATAGAGACTAGATACGATCGAAGAAGTTTTGTTGCAACAACTCTGCGATCATGATACATTCGAATGTCAAACTGGTTTGGGAATCGGTAACCAATTGGAATACCCTCAATTGAAAATTCTTCGGGATACAAATTTTCTCGGAAGAACTTAATAATCTGTGTGATCATTTCAGCTTCTTCTCGTGAACTTGGAATAAGCTTAAAGTTGAACGAGAATTCGCGGATATTAACTTCCTTGAAAAGAAGACGTTTGTTTGGATTTGTTGTAACTCTCAATGCTGATGATACACCACCTTGGAGTTGCTCTCCACCGAGACGAGCAAGGCGAGATGTGGCAAGGCGGGCGATGTCACCTGTTGGCGCAGTATTGAAAAGATCAGTGATTGCACTGATGTTTTGTTGAAGACCTTCTCCAGCCGCATTCATGATGTTTTGACCATTTTGAAGAGCTGCTTCGGTTGAACCACCAACACGCCCTAGAGAAAATTCGTCAAAAACGACCCCATCTTGGAAGGTGATAGCTTGTGGAAGAAATAGTGTGCAACGATCACCAAAACTGACTTCATTTTGACCGGAAAAATTGACACGGTCTGTCAATTGGGTAAAAATTCCACGAATTCCAGGACCTTCAGCATCCTCAGCTGCAGCATCATCCACACCTGAAGTATCAATTGGTGGACCACCGTCAATTGACGTATTGGCAGGCTGGATTTCTACGGCCTGAAACGATACTCGTCCAGCGTAGTCATCTTGGTCTATCAGTGGGAATTGGAAGCGCGCCATGCTTTTCCTATAAATACAAATCTCTTAAAGCATTTCTATTTATATGGCACATAGCGGCGTTTACAAAGTCAAAAACCGTGAGAAATATAGAGGCGACCCTGATAATGTCATCTATCGTTCGTCATGGGAAAAGGCTGCTTTCAAATGGTGTGATATGAATTCTGATATCACGAAGTGGGCCTCAGAAGAAGTTGTAATCCCATACAAGTATGATGTCAGTAAGAGGAAACACCGGTACTTCCCAGACCTCAAGATCACATTCAAAGATGGTCGTACAATCCTTGTAGAGATTAAGCCTGCCAAGGAAACCGTGAAGCCAGAATATCCTGGTCGAAAGACTCAACGGTACATGACCGAGTCTTTGACTTTCGTCAAAAATAAAAATAAGTGGGATGCTGCTGAGAAATATGCACAGGATCGTGGATGGGAATTCCAGATCTGGACCGAACATGATCTTCAGAGTATGGGCATAATGAAAAAGGGCTTCAAAAAATTGAAGCCCCTTCCAAAAGCACCTGGTTTCAAGAAAAAGAAAGCTTAGTTGCTACATGCTTCAATGATGCTGATTTGCTCGTCGATAATTGCGTGGAGCCGTTCGGCGTTTCGCTGAAGTACCTCAATCTGACCATGAAGTTCAGCAAGTTCTCGGTTGCGAAGAAACTCGGCTTCATCGCTTAGTTCATCATCAATGACAAATCTTTGACCAGCTTCAAGAGTTTCAGCTTGAAGAACAGCTTTGAATTCTGGTACCATCAGCCCGATGAAGAATGCGATGATGACTCCACCAATTATGCCGAGAAATTTCACGACTTATCCTCCGTTGCGGTCTTTTTCAAAGCAGTCCATCGGAGCATTTCCCGAATTGCTAAAGACGATGACACAAGTCATGTGGGGAGCTGTTCGAGGAGTGAACTCATAGACTCGAACGTCGGTACCACGAGCATCCATTCGAGTGAGAGAGTCGGGCTCGAACTCTTCGAGATTGAGATTGTTGAGACTCCAAGCAAATGCCGGAGCAGCAAAGAATGCTGAAGCAAGTGCTGTAGCAAAAGCCCAAGCGAAGATAATTTTTCTCATGATATTTCCTTTCAAATACGGTCATGAAGAGTTGCTGCAACATCGGCCCATGCGCAGCGGAGGCGATTCAATGATTGTTGAAGAGCGTCGCCTTGTTCCCACTGCCCCTTACGAACAACAGGATCACCAGGGGCGCGCTCTCCACTTTCGATGCGGGCCTTGAGTTTTTTAGCCATTTCCTCGATGATGATTTTGCGCTCGATCAGTTGATCGCTCGTGAGGTGCTGAAGAAATTTAGACTGTCCGTAGACCGTCTTACCATTGGGGGCGCGAAACTTGATCATGCTTCAATCCTTTCGATACGAAGATTAGTTGCATTGATGGGATGGTTGATCGAGGTTTCAAGAACTGTCTGAGCTTCTTCTCTGTTATCAAACTTCGTAAAGTTTTCAAGCTTTCCGACAGGCATCATCGAAGGTGCAACACCTTCCATACCAACTTCAAACTTGGCACCCCAGGATTGTGCCGGGAAAATCGAGAAGGCAGGAAGATCAAATTTAACGGCGAACATTGTGGTTCCTTTCCATTGCTTGTAAGTATAGTATAATACGTCTTGGAGGTAATGTACACAACTTTTTTGAACCAGATGAATAAATAGGAGTGATATGGCGAGACGTAGACAACCAGGTGAAATTTCTGTTGGTCTGAACACGAAAGGGTTGTTCGGTCAACTTGAACGTGAAGCATTCCGTGCGGGTGTAAGCCCGCGTACTAAAGAATCTATGGAGTGGTTCCGTAAGAGGGCCCAGTCTATTCGTCGTGTCAACCGTAACAATCTCATGAAAGATCCAGCGCTTGACTTAAAAAATCGTCAGATCGCTGGTAGAATGTTCTTCTGGTTCTATGACCCAAAACACAAAGCAACGCTACCGTACTATGATTCGTTTCCTTTGGGAATCATTGTGGGTCCTGCTAAAGGTGGTTTTCATGCGATGAATCTCCACTATCTTCCACCTCTGATTCGAGCAGAGTTTCTTGACAAGCTTCTCAGTATCACCAACAATAACAAGTATGACGCTACGACGAAGTTCCAACTTTCATACTCAATGTTGAAGGGTGCCTCCCAATACAGCGCATTCAAGCCGTGTTTCAAGCATTACTTGACCAAGCATGTTCGTTCTAGATTTGGTGAAGTGCCGGCTTCTGAGTGGGAAATTGCCACATTCTTGCCTGCTGCTGATTGGCAAAAGAAATCAGCACGAGAAGTATATCGTGTTTCAAGAGGTATGGTGTAATGGCTTATTCAATTGAGCAGCTAAAGGGTGAAATCTCTCGAGGTGGTGGTGTTGCCAAGGGTAACCTGTACCGTGTGATTCTTCCTGTGATCCCTGAGATCTATGCTAACCAAACGAGTATCAGTGTTCCATATTCACAATCACTCAATATCGTTTGTAAGAATGTGAACATGCCGGGTCGACAGCTTCTCACCCATGATAAGACGATTGGTGTCGTTAACCAGAAGATTGTGTATGGTTATGCTAACGAGGATGTCAGTTTGACATTCCTTGGGCTGAACAACTACGCAGCCCGAAAGTACTTCGAAGATTGGCAGAATTATTGTATCAGTGAAGACACCAATCGGGTGAAGTACAAGAATACGTATGCGAAAACGGTGACGATCCAGCAATTGGATTCCCTTCACCGTGTTGTATACTCCGTGAACTTGGAGCAGGCATTCCCTACTCAAGTTCTCAATATTGATTTCTCAAATGATAATGGTCAACCAATTGAAGTTGGTGTCACCATGTCGTATACCAAATGGAGACGCAATAATGTTGTCTCTGATGTTGTGTCTGATAACGTGCAGGATTTTCTTGAAGGCCTGCTACTTTCGTAAGGAATAAATGATGGCTCTACCAGTCCTTAATGACAAACCCATCTATGAGGTCAAGGTACCTTCGATGGACAAAAAAGTGAAGTTTCGACCATACCTCGTGAAAGAGGAAAAGGTTCTACTTCTTGCAATGGAAACACAGGATCCTCAACAGATTCTTCAAGCAATTTCCGATACGGTTCTTGCTTGTATCACTGATGAACTTGATCCACGTAAGATGACCACGTTTGATATCGAGTTCTTGTTCCTCAAGATTCGATCCAAGTCAGTCGGTGAACGTGCACCATTGATTTTCAAGTGTAAGGAATGTGAGCATCCGAATGAGGTTGTCCTCAACATCGATGACATCGATATTGAATGTAACCCCAAGGAATCCAAGAAGAAGGTTCAGCTCAACTCGGACATTACACTTGTCATGAGATGGCCAACCTATTCTGATATGATTGCCGACAGTTCAATGTTGGCCAATAACAATACAACTCAAATGGCATTTGGTATGGTTTCCAAGTGTATTGAGGCTATCCAAACTGAAGAGGAAAACTTCCTTATCAAGGATCAGCCCAAAGAAGACGTGATGGCGTTCCTTGAATCACTTACAGCTGAGCAATATAAGGTAATCACGAACTACATCGAATCTATGCCACAACTTGTACACACGGTGTCATACAATTGTGAAAGCTGTGGCACTGAAAACAACCACACCCTGAAAGGGATCCAAGATTTTTTCTAGTAGCCCTTTCTCATGAGAGTTTGAGCAATTACTATCGCACAAACTTTCAGTTGATGCAACACCATAAGTATTCATTGACTGAACTAGAAAACATGATGCCGTGGGAAAGGGAGATTTACATTACTCTTCTGATGCAACATATCAAAGAAGAAAACGAGAAACATCGAGCCGAAGAAGCAAGAAGAAAAAATGGCTGAAACAACTCTAAGAGATGTCGTTGACTCTCTCATCGATATCCGAGACGAGACACAAGTAAACACCGAGGCGGTGGAAGAAAACAAAACGGCGGTTGGGGAGCTTACTGAAGCATCCACCCGTTACTTCAAGATGTTTGACCGCAAGATGGATGAAGATCGTCTTCATCGTGAAGAAGAACGTCGTGAATGGATGGCTCGCTTTGGCGCAAAAAAGCCGGCGAACGATAATGTTCGTGTAAGGCCGCGGCGAAATACTGGTAACGATGAGGATAGCTTTTCTGACATCTTTGCTGGCACTTTTCTTGGTAATCTTGCAGCCTCGGTAAAAAAGGCTTTGGCTCCATTCACCGTAGCTTTCCTAGGAAATATTATCAGACCACTTCGAGCGCTCAGTCGCCTTGTTTTGAGAAATGGTCCTCTTGCTATTACTGTTGCGTTGCTTTGGACTACCTTCCGAGATATTGGTGAAAATCCTGAATTTCGAGCAGCAATTGAGGGCATTCGAGATGTATGGACCAATACCGTTGTTCCGGCTTGGATTCGATTAAGTGAAATATTTAGCGATTTCATATCAACCGAGGGCGTTCAAAACGCTATAACAACTATAAGTGGAATATGGCAAGAGATTACCGGTTGGTTTACCGGTGATTTCCAAGATGGAATGCAAGGGCTTCTTATTGATATAATTGATGGTATTGGTGGTGTTCTTACCACCATGTCTAATTTTCTTGTTAGATTTTTTGAAGGAGATATTCTCGGTGCCTTTACTGGACTTTTCACCGATATTGGGAACCTTGTTTGGGATGGTGTAGATTCTATTTCAACTCGGCTTCTTGAAATGTTCGGTGTCAATTTTGGAGATGGGGAATCTGCCCTATCTGGTATCAGAGGTGTAGCTGATGATATTAGAGCTGGCGCTCTTCTTTGGATAATGAATTTTGGAGACCAAGTGCGAGACATCAAGGATTCGGTCACTGGATGGATCACAGGTATCCGTGAAACCATTGCTCTCCGATTTGGTGAAGCCCGAGATTTTGTTACCGAATGGTCTACTGAAATCGGAAATACGATCACTGAAAGATTTGGTGAAGCTCGAGATTGGATGACCAACATCTTTGATACAGTCGGAAATGTTCTACAGTCTATGCAGATTCGCTTTGAGAATGCTATTGACCGTGTTCAAATTGGATTTGAACGAGTCGGTAACTTCATTGCCAATATTCCAGATCGCCTTCTTTCGATGATTGGAAGTATTCTCGATTTCCAGATCCCACGTCTTGCATTGCCATACGACAATTTCCTATTGGGACAGGGCGAGATTGTCCTGTTCCCAGGTGGTCGTCCGTTTAGCGGTGTTGGAGAAGTTGGTGAAGCTGCTCAGACTAGAATCGAATCTCGAAGCAATGTGATGAATGATTCGATTTCTCGGCTTGAGGCACAAATTGCATCCCGCCTTGAAGAGCTGAATAATACGAATAGCGATTTGAGTCGTGGATCTGGTGGTATGGGTGATATCACAGTTGTGGCACCAACAACCAACAGTAATGTTCAGAACACTTCTACATCGGTGATGGCGTTCCCATCACCCAATAACGAGTACGCACCTCAGTGATTAGCGCAGTGTCTCTCTGTTATATGTGACATTACTTTGCCAACCTCTTGTGATTGATCTTTCGTAATATACGATCAATTCTTGCTGCTGTTCAATGAAGCGGCGAAGTTCGGCAAGGTTCAAGGAGAGGTTTTCGTAACCCTGAACAGTTGTTACAATGAAGACTCGACCCGGGTCGGTTTCAAACTGTCGAGCAAATTCAGCAATATTTCCCTGATTCACAACCGTCCATTCAACATCATTCAGATTAACGGGATCTGGACGGGGTTGGATCGGAATGTCTCTTTCGATAAGACGAGTTTCTACAATCGTCTCAGTTGTCGGCTGGCATGCAACTAGGATCAGTAACACACTCAAGCTCATCAAAAGCTTCTTGAGTCCCATCATTGATGATATCCTCTATTAGTTGACCACGTTCAGCGGCAAGAGCTTCCAAATCACTTTCATTGAAGGTTTCTCTCAGGTCTTCTACACGCTGACGAGATTCGGTCATTCGCTCGTTCAGTTCAATAACAAGGCGGGCTTGACGTTCAGCGTCTTC